TCGCAGATGACGGTACTGGTGATTCTCTAAGAATCGGTGCAGATAAGGTTAATGATAACTTTGTCGAAATTTACACTGCTCTAGGTAATGGGTCTGATATATGTAGTGGTATAAGTGCTACAGCATCTATTATTACTCTTACGGCGCCGACAATAAATGGTGTAGTTGGAGGAACACAAACCACGGCAACTATTACCACACTTGCAAATACAACACTAAATACAACTACAATAAATGGAACTACTCTCAATGCTGGAACTCTTGTCCTTGCGGCTGGTTCAATAACAGATAGTTCTGGATCTATTAGTTTTGTTAACGAAAACCTAGTGACTACTGGTACATTAGGTGCTGGTACAACCACACTGGGTGCTTTAACTTGTGATGCTATTACTTCTACAGGTTCGACTATAGTCTTTGAGGGTGCAACTGCTGATGCAAATGAGACAACTCTTACTGTTACCGATCCTACGGGAGATCGTACTATCACTTTTCCAGATGCCACGGGAACGGTGGTAACAACTGGTGATACAAACTCAGTAACAGGAACAGTAATTGCTGCTGATACTGTCGCAGAAGCAAATATGGCCGATGATGCAATTGGTTCTGTGCAATTAAAAACATTATCTACTCTACTAATTAAAAACTCTAGTGGATCAACTTTAAAAACTTTATATGGTGCTGGCGCATAAATAGAACGAGGAAAAAAACATGACTGCTATTATAACAGAAAAATTTAGACAACATAATGCCGATCAGTTCTTTGAATCGTTCAGTGAAACTGATGGAAATACGTATTACTTGTTTATAGGTAAGTCCACATCTTTTACTTCTGGTACATCTGGCGGTTCTGATGGCGCTCCTCCTACTCCAACTGATGGTATCGGAGAAGAATTTTATGTTTGGGATGATATGATTGCTGCAAAGAAAATAAGTTCAGCGTTTATAACTTATGCTCTTCCTCGTAGAAACTGGACGAATGGTACAATCTATGATCAGTATCATCATAATGTTAATTCTTCAAACACAGCAACATCTGGAGCAACAAATGTTTATGATTCTTCTTTCTTTTTCATGACTTCTGATTATCGTGTATACAAAGTTATTGATAATGGTGGTGGTATTGCATTTAGTGGTAGTGTTCCTACATCAGAATCAACTAGCCCATTTGAATCTGGTGGATACGTTCTACAATATATGTACTCATTATCCAGTTCGCAAATAGACAAATATTTAACAACAGATTTTATGCCTGTATCTACTAACAGTACTATAAGTGCAGCTGCAACTGATGGTAAAGTTTCTTCTCTTAAAGTTACTTCTGGTTCTGGTTATACAAATGGAACATACTACTCTGCTGTATATGGAGATGGTACAAGTCAGGGAACATCTTCTGGTGCAATTGTCAGAATTACCGTTGCAAATGGTTCAATTTCGGCCTTTGGTCTAACTGCTGGTTCTGATACAACAATGCAAGCCGGCGGATCAGGATATACTTATGGCACTGTCAATCTTTCAACTGGATATACTTTCTCTGATACTTCTCTTTCCACTGCTTCTGTTATGGGGGGTTCTGGAGGAACGATTGAAGTTATAGTTTCACCTAAAGGTGGCCATGGGTTTGACGCTATTAGTGAATTAGGTGGTCATTATATTATGATGAATACTACACTAACTCAATCAGAGGGTGATGATTTTACTGTTGCTAATGATTTTCGTAGAGTTGGAGTGGTTGTTGATCCTACTAATTATGATACTACAACTGTTGCAACTGGTTCTACAATTAGACAAACATATGCATTGAATCTTACATCCGTAGGCGGTACATTTGATGCAGATGAAAAAATCTCTCAAGCAACTACTGGAGCTATAGGTAAAGTTATAGATTGGGATTCAAGTTTAAATATTTTATATTATCAACAAGAACGGTTTGGTGATTACGGAACGAATGGTACTAGTGGTGGTTATGTAGCATTTAGCGGAGCAAATGTAGTGACAGGTGCAACCAGCGGTGCATTGGGAACACCTAATGCAGCTTCAGATTCTGCTGTAACTTTAGCTGGTTCTGGAACAATAACTTTTACAAATGGGTATGCAAATCCAGAACTTCAACCTGATAGTGGTAATATTATATATATTGAAAATAGAAAACCGATCAGTCGTGCTTCAGATCAAACAGAAGATATTAAATTAATAGTGGAGTTCTAAAAAATGCCTAATAAAACAGATTTAAATGTTACCCCGTATTATGATGATTTTGATAAATCTAAAAACTTTCAGCAAATTTTATCTAGGCCTGCGTATGCTGTTCAAGCACGTGAACTTACACAGATGCAGAGTATTCTTAAAAATCAAATTGAACATTTAGGTAATTTTTCTTTATCAGAAGGTACTATGGTTATTCCTGGCTCCCTTAATCTAATGTCGAAACTCAAAGGTATAAAATTAGAAACAAATTTCGGTGGTGCAACTATTGATGTAACACAATATCCAGATGAAGGAACTATTTTAACTGGTATAACATCAGGAGTTAAAGCACTAGTTATTCATAAGGAAGTTGGAACGACTACTGATGAGCCGATGATTTTTGTTAAATATACTCGAGCATCAGATGACAATAGTTCCTCAGAGTTCTTCTCAGGAGAAGATATTTCAGCAGATGTCGCCGTAACACATGGAACTACTGTATTTGCGGCAGGGGCTGCATCAATAAAAACAATTGCAACAAACGCTGCGGTAAACTCTACAGGAGCTCAGGTAGAAGCTGGGATATATTGGATACGAGGTCAATTTGTTGAAACAAGTAAACAAATTGCAATAATTGCAAAAAACAATAGTTTAGGTGATGGAAGAGTTGGGTTTAATCTTTCGGAAACTATTGTTACTCCAGAAGAAGATTCTACTCTTTTAGATAATGCTTCTGGAACCTCAAATTATGCTGCAAAAGGCGCTCACCGACTAAAAATTACTGCAACATTAACAAGTATTGCTGTAGGGTCAACTGATGATGCTAATTTTGTAGAATTAATAACAGTTCTTAAAGGAATTGGACAAAGTACAGTAAAAACTAGACTTGGTGGTATACTTGAAACTTTAGCAAAAAGAACTCACGAAGAATCTGGAAATTATACTGTACGTCCTTTTACTTTTGAAATGAAAGAATCAGTTACACTTAATGAAAATATAGGTGTATACAATAAAGGAGAAGCAACCCGATTTGGTGGCGTTGCTTCTAATGATCTTTTGGCTCTAAAAGTTTCGTCCGGCAAAGCATATATTCGAGGATATGATGTTGAGAAAATAGTATCAAGTGTTCTTGATATTCCTAAATCACGTAATTTTAATTCGGTAAATTCTGGAGTTACTACTTATGATGTAGGAAACTTTCTTAATATTACAAATGTTTATGGTAGTCCTGATATATCTTTTATTAGTGGAGAAACTACACCATATAAACAAATTGAACTTTTTGATACTGCAACTGCAACAAGGGGAAGTTCTTCTGGCACTAGGATTGGAGTATCTCGAGCTCGAACGATAGAGTATTCTTCTGGTACACCAGGCGACACATCTTCAATCTTTAAGTTATATCTTTTTGATTTTCGTCCATTTACATATCTAACTTTAGATGGAACGCCCTCACCAACACTAGAAGCTAATCATAGTAATGGTGGTGTTCAAGTTAAAGGTGTATCTTCTAAAGCAACAGGTTGGGTATTTGCAGATGGTACTGGAAGTGGTACAGTTATTCTTACTAACGTATCTGGTACATTTATTGATGGAGAAAAAATTACAGCTTCGGATTCTGCTGAAACAGATTCTATAGTAGAGACTTCTGGTAATGTTGATATTGTAATTTCACGAATAGTTACAAAAAATGTTGCAGAAGCTAGACAAATCTTTATGTCTGATGATGACGGCGGCCAAAATTTCAGTGCAGATATTGTATTGGATAAAGTACCATCACCAGAATCTTTTTTAGTATTGGAGCCTGGTACTACTGGAAATGATTCGGGAGATAAGATTTTATCAGAGGGAGGAACTGTTCTCAAGTCAGTTCCTTTTAGTGTACAAAGAGCGGCCGCTACACCCGGCGGTTCTACATTAAATATAGCTAAATTAAAATTTCCAGAAAAAAATGTTAGCTTATTTAAAATGAATAAAGAAAATGTTAAAACGCATCTTACTGCATTAAATAATGGGGTAAGTGATACTTCATATTATTTAAGAAAACAATTTGTTACAACATCAAGCAGTGTTGGTGTTGTTACTCTTAGTGGCGGTACGAATGAAATATTTCAACCACATGCAGAACCAGATTATATGATTACTATTCTTGTTGCTGGTTCTGGTGGATCTGGAGTTCAAGGTGATGTGGTAAGTGCATCTATTGGATTCTCTGGGGGTGGAACTAGTTCTGTTACTATCACTAATGAGGGGGTTTTTGGGAATGGTGCAAAGTTAAAAATTACTGCTACTCTACTGAAAACTTCAGCAATAGCAAAAACAAAATCTGCAAAATTAATGAAACAATTAAAAGTCTCCCCAGGCGCTGCTGATGCATATGGTACAAGGCCAACCGATAAAACTATTTCTCTAGGTCGAGGAGATGCAATTAAACTTGTTTCTGTTCTAGATTCAGAATCAACTTCAACAGACGCTATATCACCACAATTAACTTTAGGGACTACCGTTGGAAATTTTATTAGAGGTGAAGAAATTAGTGGTTCAAATAGTGGGGCAAAAGGAAGAATTATAGAGAATTCTTCTCCTATGGCTTTTGTTTATAAAAGAGGAACAAGTGTAGAATTTAGTGCAGCAGATACAGTTACTGGATTTTCTAGTCTCGCAACTGCACCTGTTACTGCTGTCACAATAGGTAGTAGTAATATTACAGAAAAGTATCAACTAGATACAGGTCAGCGTGATAATTATTATGATATTTCTCGAATTATTAGAAAGCCTGGCGTTAGTTCTCCTCTAGGAAAACTTCTTGTTATTTATGATTATCTAGATCATGGTACTGGAGACTTTTTTACGGTTGATTCTTATACAGATGTTGCTGATCAAATGACATACGAAGATATTCCAAAATATTCTGCTACCAAGGTTGATCCTGATGACCCGGCTCCTTCTGGTGAATATAATCTGCAAGATGTTTTTGATCTACGTCCAAGGGCAGAGGATATTGCTGGTACGTCAACGAATTTATCTACTGTAGATGAAATCACAGGAAACTCTTTTGATTTTTTTAATAGACAATTTGAAAGTACAGGTTCTTCTACAGTAAACTTTATTAAACCTGGCAGTTTAATTATAACTGATTTTGAATATTACCTTGGTTATAGAGCAAGATTAACATTAAATGCTGATGGCGAATTTGATTTTGCTAGAGGTAGGTCTTCCGAAAACCCAAGTCTTCCAAAAGAAAATGAACAAAATATGTTATTGGCAAATATATATGTTCCCCCTTATACATTTAAACCAAACGATGTTCAAATTCGTAGAGTTAAAAATCAACGGTTTACGATGAAAGATATTGGTAAACTTGAAGAACGTGTTAATCATGTAGAGTATTATACATCTCTAAATTTGCTTGAAAGAAATGCTGATAGTTTTCAGATACAAGATGCTAATGGATTAGATCGTTTTAAATCTGGATTTGTTGTAGACAATTTTGCTGGACATTCTGTAGGTGATGTTAAACATGAAGATTATAAATGTTCTATAGATATGCAAGAAAATGAATTACGTCCTTTACATACAACTAAAGGCGTTTCTCTAACAGAAGCGGCAACAACAGATGTAGAAAGAACAGTTTCTCACTATCAAAGAACTGGTGATCTTATTACTCTTCCTTACAAAGAAGTTGTTTTTACAGATCAACCTTTTGCCTCTAGAGTTGAACGTGTTACACCTTTACTTCTTTCAAATTGGGTGGGAAACATACAGCTTGATCCATCTGGAGATGAGTGGTTTGAAATTGAATATGCTCCTGATCTTATTATTAATGTTGAAGGAAATTTTGATACTTTTACTGCTGCTAATCAAGATGCTGTTGGTACTGTATGGAATGCTTGGGAAACTGCTTGGTCAGGTACGACAGTTACGGATTCTGTCGGCAGCGATAACAGTGTAACTCGAACAACCACTACCACTGCCTCACAAAGAAGGCAAGGTGTAGAGACATCAATTGTTGCACAGATTGATCTAGAATCTCAAGGATCAAGAATTATTCAACGTGCATTTATTCCTTTCTGTCGAGCAAAGAATATTACATTTACAGGTACAGAATTTTTACCAAATATACGATTGTACACATTCTTTGATGGTGTTGAGGTATCTCAGTATGTCACACCTCTTACTGGGTTTACTACAGATGCGGCTGATGTCAGTGGAGTTATACAAAAAGAAAGTCCGTTAATAACTTCAGCTGCTGGTAAAATTCAGGGTATTTTTGCACTACCTGATCCTAAAATTGAAGGAAATCCAGTATTTAGAACTGGAGAAATAACATTTAGACTTACTTCAAGTACGAGAGATGTAAGATCAAAACACCCAGAAACTGCCGGCAATGCCATATATCATGCTGTTGGTATATTAGAGACAGAACAAGAAACTATTATTGCTACACGAAATGCTGAAATAGTTGTAACTTCGGGTTCTGAAGATAGAAGTGTTTCTTCATCTTCGGGGTTTGTAATTGCAGCACCTGCTGGAGATGATGATGATTGGGGAGGGCCGGATCCAATTGCTCAAACATTCTTTGTGGAACCTAATTTTGACAATACAGTTGCCATGGCAGATAATTTAGATCCAAATAATACAGATGCTATAGCTCGAAGTCGAGCAACAAATTCTCCCGGCCGTTTCATAACATCTGTAGATGTTTTCTTTTCTGAAAAGGATGATATTTTACCAGTTTTCTGTGAGCTCAGAGCTACTGGTATGGAAAATGGTAGTTCTGACGGTGTACCGACTAAAAAGATTTTGCCTTTTGGTAGGAAGATAATTGAGCCTTCACAAGTAAACATATCAGATGATGCGACTGTTGCAACTAAATTTACGTTTCCTTCTCCTGTCTATGTTAAAAATCAGACTTCATATGCCATTTTATTGGGATCGAGCTCACCAAAATATAAAGTTTGGATTTCTCGAATGGGAGAAACAGATATTGGTGGTTCAAGAATGATTTCAGAACAACCACATGTTGGTGTTTTATTTAAGAGTCACAATGATAGAGTTTGGGCACCATCGATGACGGAAGATATGAAATTTACAGTATTTTGTGCTGACTTTGACATTAGTAAACCTGCGGTAGTTGAACTTAATAATGATGAACTTCCAGTTAAAAGATTGCAGAAAAATCCTCTGACTTTTTCTCATGGAAATACAGCACTATTAGTAAACCATAAGAATCATGGGATGTATGACGTAAATAATAATGTTACTATTTCTGGTGTGATATCTGAAGGCAAAACAACTCTCTCAGCTGCAATAGATTCTTCTGCAACAAGTATAACTATAGCTAATGGAACAAATTTTGATGATACGACAGGAAAGTTTGCATATGACTCTAGTAATCAGTGGTGGATCAAAATTGATGATGAAATTATGAAGTATACTGTTATTAGTACAACCAATATATCTACTATAACTAGAGCTCAGGATAATACTTCAGCTGCTAGTCATGCTGCTGGTGCAACGGTAGAATTGTATATGATTCACAAAGTACCATTCACAGAGATTAATAAAACACATAATGCTATTGCAAATATGAATATAGATTCTTATACAGTTGTACTTACTAGTAGTCCAACGATTACGGGTGGATCAACTGATGCATCTAATGGGGGACAGCTTGTTACAGCAACAGAGAATGCTGGTTATGATACTGGTCGGGCACTTTTATCTGTATTGGAATTAGAAAAAACGGAAATTTTATCTACTATAACACCTATGACTTCAACATCTCCTTCTGGTGTTCAATCTTCATTTTCAATAAAGACCCCTATAGAAATAGACCTAAATGAAAATTATGATTTTGATACGCCATATATGGTAGCTTCTACCATAAATGAAAGTCTTGAAAGTGGTGGTAATAAATCTCTTAAACTTGATGTATCGCTGACTTCACAGAATGGTGATGTTTCTCCTATTATTGATATGGGTAGATCAACTTTCCTTGCCGTTGCAAATAGATTGAATAGTATCGATGTACAAGCTGATGTTTATCCAACCGAACTTTATGACCCTTCTTCTGATCCATCAGGAGATGACAATTCAGCAATTTATTTAACTAAAAAAGTGTCCTTGGAAAATGCTGCTACTGCTATAAAAGTATTATTTTCTGCTAATAGACATTCCTCTGCTGAAATAGAATTGTATTTTAAAATTCTAAGATCAGATGATGCTTCTGAGTTTGATGATTTAAGTTATGAACCGTTTAATACTGATGGTGGTCCCGATAATACTGTAAAATCTTCTACATCCAAGGACAACTTTCAAGAGTATGAATATACTGCTGGAGTAACAGATGATGGACTAGGAACTCCATTAGACGAATTTATTTCATTCCAAATTAAGATTGTGATGAAAGGTACTAATACGGCCAACCCTCCAAGGATTAAAGATTTACGAGCGATTGCATTGGCGATATAAAATGGATGAACAACAAAAATATTTGCAAGTGGAAGGAAGTACAGATTTAGTTAGAGAAACTGGAAGTAAAGCTATTATAAATCGTAATAAGGGAGCATATGATCTTGCTATTAAACGTGCAAATTCAGCACAAGAACAAAGAGATGAGATCAGAGAGGGAACAAGAGAGATAAATATATTAAAGTGTGAGATGCATGAGATTAAAAATCTACTTAAAGAATTAGTTGGGAAAACATAAATGGCTATCACCGCAGCACAAGTAACAGCGTCACAAACTCTTGAAGAGTTACGTTTAGAATTTAACAAACTCCAGAGTGATGTTACGATACTTAAAGATAATCCTACATTCGCCTCAAATTTAGTTTTTGAGGGTGCAACTGCTGATTCATTCGAAACAACATTGAATGTTGTAGACCCTACTGCTGATCGAAGTGTTAATCTTCCTGATTCAGATGGTACTTTATTGTTATCAGGTGTTGCAGCTTTAGCAGTTGCTGATGGTGGTACTCTTGGTTCTGCTTCTGATGCTGACGCAATCACTATCGCTACGGATGGACAATTAACTTTCACTCAAGCACTAACAGCAACATCAGCTGACTTCAGTGGTGTTGTAACTGCAACAACTTTCGAACCTGATGGAGATACTGCCGCTGGTGATAATGCGGCGATTGGTTATACCGCAGCTGAAGGACTTGTTATAACTGGTCAGGGATCAACTAATGACGTAACAATTAAGAATGACGCTGACGCTGATGTTATTGAAATTCCAACTGGTACAACAAATGTTGGAATAGTAGGTAACTTACTAGTTGGTGGCACGTTGACGGTTACTGGTGCAGCTCAAACTGATATCGTTCAAGATGAGACACCACAATTAGGTGGCGACTTAGACGTTGTTGCACAAGCCATTGTTTCATCATCAAATAGAAATATTGCTATAACTCCACATGGTTCTGGTAAGGTAAGAATTGATGGTAACGTAGATATTCAAACTGGTGAGATTGTTCTCAAGAACGGCGGTTCAGTTTCTAACATAAAATTTTATTGTGAAAGTTCAAACGCACACTATACACAATTACAATCTGCCGCCCACTCAGCATACTCTGGTAACGTAACTCTAACACTACCAGCGGCAACTGATACAATAGTAGGTAGAGCAACAACAGATACATTGACAAACAAAACACTAACTACAGCAATACTTACTACACCAATAATTAATGCTGGAGCTCAATTAAAAAATGGCGCTACATGTGCTGGATATCTAGAGTTTTTTGAAGATAGTGATAACGGGACAAACGCAGTAACACTGAAGGGCCCTGCTGCAACAGCTGATCTCGAAATATTGTTACCAGCAATTGCAGGTACGGTTGCGTTAACAGGAACAAATATATTAGTCCCTGATGATGGTACGATTGGTTCTGCTTCAGATACAAATGCGATTGCGATTAGTTCTGCTGGTGTTGTTACTGTTAGTTCTAGTACTGCTTCTTCCAGTAAGACTACTGGTGCGTTAGTTGTTACTGGCGGTATCGGTACAAGTGCAGACCTTTATGTTGGTGATTTTCTTCAAGTAGAAGGTGACTTATGGCTTAAAGGTGATAATAAAGAATTACGTTTCTACGAAGGTGCAAACTACATAGGTTTTGAAGCGCCAGCTCTTAGTGCAAACCAAATTTGGGTATTACCTGATGCTGATGCAGAAAATTCTGGTGATGTTCTTATGTCAAATGGTAGTGGTGTTCTAAGTTGGAGTACTGCTGTTTCTGGTACTGCAACTGTGTTTACTGCTTCTGCAAACAACTCTGCCAACGAAACTGTTTTTCCAGTATTTGTTGACGGTGCAACTGGAGCTCAAGGTGCAGAAACAGATACAGGATTAACATACAATCCTTCTACTGGTCTAATGACAATGGCAAAACTTCTTCTTGCCGATGGTGGTACGATAGGTTCTGCATCTGCTACTTCTGCAATGACTATCTCCTCTGGTGGTGTTGTTACCTTTATTGATGACATCATTATTAAAGATGGTGGTACTATCGGTTCCGCTTCTGATGTTGATGCGATAACAATCGACTCTAGTGGTAATGCTACTTTCTCTCAGAACTTGACAGTTACAGGTGTTACCACACTAAATGGAAACTTAGTTCTGGGTGATGCAGCTGCAGACACTTTAACAATTGGTGCAACATTAGCAGGGGCAAGTCCTTTGGTCTTTGAAGGTGGTACTGCTGATGCACATGAAACTACATTTGCGATTACAGACCCAACAGGGGATCGTACTATCACTTTTCCAGATGCGACAGGAACGGTTGCAATTTCTGGACAAAATCTTGTTCTGGCAGATGCTGGTACAATCGGTTCTGCCTCTGACACAAACGCAATCGGAATTTCTGCTGGTGGTGTTGTATCCATTACAGCAACTACCGTTTCTTCCAGTAAGACTACTGGTGCATTAACTGTCGCTGGTGGTGTGGGTATCGCTCTTGATGCGGCAATCGGTGATGATCTCTTTATGATTTCTGATGGTGCAGTTATCACCTTTGGTGCAAACTCAGAGATTGCATTAACACACGTTCATGATGTAGGTCTTCAGATGACATCTACAGTTTATGCTCCTCTATCTCGCAGAGGTGAGGATGTATTCATAGTAATGGATCAATCAGCTGCAGCGGGTACTGATGCTGGTGATAATATCATCATGGATCGATCTGCTGCCAGTACGGACGTTGGTGATGACATAATAGGTGAAGATGAGGTCTTCCTACATAGTGGTATGCAAAGGAATGTTATAAATATTATTGGATCAAATGGTAAGATACTTAATTCGGTTGCAGGATTTGCGCCAGGAGCTATATAAATGACTGCAAGATCCCCATTATATGTAGATGATAATAACGATCTAGTTGAAATGTCTGCTGGACAAATTGTAGAAGTTCAACAACGAGCAATATATCATTATGGTACTTCTCCTTCTGCTGTTCTTACACAGGTGAGTGGTAGTGGTGCTGGTATGGCTGCAATGTCTGATACTCGTTTACAGGCTGGCGCAGTTTCTCAATCTGCTACTGCATTTGTCGCAGAAGGAACTACTGCTGAACCAGGCACAGTTACAGTATCATATGATAAAATTACTCTTGCATATACTGCATCTGGTTCTGTAGGCGAAACTTCAGATACAGGAACATCATTTCCCGTATATTATGATAATAGTAGTGGTTCTATTCTAGCAATGAGTTTAACAGATTTTCAAGATACTTTTTTACATCCTGCTATTGATCTAATGATATCAGGTACAGAAAGTGCAAATACTGCTGGAACCTACACTATTACAGACTCTGCGACAGCTGCTACTAATTATACTAATGTTTCTGATACGGCAGTTTTTATAAACACCATTGCAAATGCTTCTGCATATACGGCTGGTGGAATTCCAGAAACATTAGATCAACCAACTACAGTTACAAGTTATTTTTTACATCGAAGGGATGCAGCTGCTAGCACACCTTCACAAATGCCTGTTGTTATTGACAGTGCTAATAATTTACAAGAGATGTCTAACTCTACTATAGATACTTTAATTGGAAATTGGTTAAGAAAAACAGCTGCACATTCTGGAGATGGATATAAAGTAACGTATGCATCTGCTACATCAGGTGGAAATACTAGAGGAACTGCTATGATAGATACTAAACTTAATGGTTCTGGTAGTTATCTAACTCGCCAGGTATCAGATGATTATAGATCACAAGAAATGCCAAACGGATCAGCAGCCACAATTACTACGTATAATTTGCGTATAAATAAAGGATAGGAGTTAAAGTTATGGCAGTTGGAGAACCATTTGCATTTTCTGGTAGAATTGTTGAAGCGTATTATACTAATGCTGAACAGGATAGTGTAGCTATTATGTACAGTGATGGCGAAACGAATCGTGATTATCATTTGCCAGTAGACGAAAATGATGATCAGTTTAAAGCATTGCTCTCTGAATATTCTTATGAGAGTTTAGACGAAGCTACACGAGCTAAGAATGAGAAAGATCGACAATGGTGGAGAGATGCGTTTAATGATTACGCTGAACGAAATGGTATGTTGGGTGGAACTCCAGAAGAAGGACAAGCGGATTTAAATATTATTTTTGATTTTGATCCAGATGATGCAATAAAAAAGGAAGAACTATTTAAACTTAAATTGAAAATGTTTGAACAAGATATAGTTAAAAATAGTAAATCGAAAGCTAATAAAGCAGCAATCAGAAAGGCTGATACTCCGATAGAAGCAATCGTTGCTTATAAAAAATTCATAAAAAAATAAGTTCCTTGACATTATCTATATAATACTATATAATGATATTTTAAGTGAGGTGATATATGAATATATTAGGAATTTCCGAAGGATTTCATGATGCTGCAATGTGCGTTATTCGTGATAAAACAATAATTCATGCTTCTCAGAGTGAAAGATATAGTGGAGTCAAAAACGACAAATGGGTACATCCTTCCCAATGGCCTGTTTCAGATCGCAATCAACCAGACATAGTTGCATACTATGAGAAACCTTTTCGTAAAAATTTAAGACGTTTATGGGCAGGACAATCTTGGGAAAATCCTAGATTAAAATATGATCGTAGTTTTAGTCATCATGAATCTCATGCAGCTGCTGGGTATTATACTGCACCATTTGATAACTGTAATGTTTTAGTTATAGATGCTATAGGTGAGTGGGATACTATCTCTATTTGGGAGGGTAGTTCTACTAATGGGTTTATGGGTCATAAAGAACATAAACTTAAAAAAATAAGGTCATGGAAATATCCGTATTCTCTTGGCCTCCTCTATTCTGCAATCACCCAACGTATAGGATTAAAACCCAACGAAGATGAATATATCACGATGGGGATGTCTGCTTATGGTGAACCTAAGTATGATTTAGAAGATCAGTTATGGGAAAACAACCATAAGGGAGTTGGTAACATTTTCCCTAAAGCTAGTGCAGAAGACCTCGCAGCGTCCATACAAGACCTGTACGAGAGGGAACTACTTAAACTTGTAGAGATGTGTCCAAGTGAAAACCTAGTAATCATGGGTGGGTGTGCATTAAACTGTGCAGCGAACTCTAAGATAAAAGGTAAGAATATTTGGATCATGCCTGCTCCTGGCGATGCTGGTTCTGCATTAGGAGCCGCAGCATTAGTCAACAAACAAAAGTTACTCTGGAAACACCCGTATCTTGGTTATCCTATTCTTCAAGGAATAAATGTTAAGAATGTTGTTAAGGAACTTTTGGATAATCATGTTGTAGGGGTTGCAAATGGTAAGGCAGAGTTTGGGCCACGTGCATTAGGTAATCGTTCTCTTCTTGGTGATCCACGATATGATATAAAGGATACCGTGAATAAGATTAAACGTAGACAACTGTTCAGGCCTTTTGCTCCTGCAATCCTAGAAGAGTATAAGGATGAATACTTTGAGGGCCCGATGAATGAATATATGCAGTTTGTTGCAAAGGCAAAACATGATATGAGCTCTGTTACTCACGTTGATGGAACTGCAAGAGTGCAAGTAGTAAAACCAGATTGTAGTTCTTCAATTAGACAGGTATTGGAGGAATGGTATGAACAAACAGGTTGTCCTATGTTGTTGAATACTTCTTTAAATATTAAGGGAAAACCTATGGTTAATACTTGGGAAGATGCTCAAGCTTGGAGTAAGATGTATAATGTCGCTGTTTTCTAAACGCAAAAAGTTAATTATTAGTGGGTGTTCTTACACAGACAACTATGCAAAACAACAAAAGATGAAAGAGTTTCCTATATGGGGAGAGCTTCTTGCAGAAAAACTAGATATGGAACTTATAAATTTAAGTGAGTGTGGATTTGGAAATAAGGCAATTTATCATACTCTTATAGAAGAAATTTTAAATAAAAAAGATATAGGTCTAGTAGTTGCAATGTGGAGTGAAGTACAACGAATTAGTTTCTTTATAGATGACAAAACACTTTATCGGCGAAATGGAGATGTTTATAAGAAGGATTGGGATTGTTTTCATCCAGAGAGAGTAGTTCTTGATGCAGACTGGCACGATAAGTTTTTTATCCCCCCCACAAAAAATACTAAGAAATCGGGACTTAAATATGATATTAGTGTTGCCCTAAGAAATAAGTTTTTGGATGATATAAAGAGCGGAGTAAAAGAAAGTCTAGGTTATATGTATGCACTTCAGACCATATGTGAATCAAATAATATACCACATCTTCAGATACAAGGTTGTCAACCCCTAATGGGTAAAGGAGAACCTTTACAGGGCATTCAGTATAAGGAGCTTTGCAACCTTATTATAGAAAGTCCTTATACAAACAAAATAAATAAAAACTTCATTGGTTGGCCTATAGACCCACGTATTGGTGGTTATAGTATTGATTCTAAGTTAGAAGATAAGCATAGGTTCAGTCCAGAAGATACTCACCCCAATGATATGGGACATAAATATATTAGTGAGGTTTTATACGATGAATATAAAAAGATTAGTTCTTAAATTTAGGTTGTTTATTTCTTCTGCTTTTCCCCAAAAAGAAAAGAAGGAGAGGGGGTTTATATATGA